GTTATACCGGTGGTGACGGCGTTGCATTGTTCTCTACAGCACATCCATTGGTTTCTGGTGGTACTAACAGCAACACTCCATCTGTTGCCGCTGACTTGAATGAGACTTCTTTGGAAGCCGCTGTTATTCAAATCGCTGCTTGGACTGATGAGCGTGGTCTGTTGATCGCTGCTAAACCTAAGAAGCTGGTTGTTCCTCCTCCACTCCAGTTCGTTGCAACTCGCTTGCTCGAAACTGAATTGCGTGTTGGTACAAACGATAACGACATCAACGCTATTAAAAATAACGGTTCTGTCGCTGAAGGTTATGCAATCAACCACTTCTTGACTGATACAAATGCATGGTTCCTTACAACTGATGTTCCAAATGGTATGAAGCATTTCGTTCGTACTCCTTTGAGCAACAGCATGGACGGCGATTTCGATACTGGTAACGTTCGTTACAAGTCTCGTGAGCGTTATTCATTCGGCTGGTCAGATCCACTAGGAATGTACGGTTCTCCCGGCGCTTAATCATAGCAAGCTAGGAAACAGGAAGCCCCACCCTACCCGGTGGGGTTTTTCTTTATAAAACACTTGCACAAACTAGAAAATGTAGTAATATTCAAGAAACCGGGAAAACCGGCCTATTAAACTGTCCCGGCAGACGACATACCGATTAATAGGCTTGATCTTGTATGTAAGGACAATTTATTATGGCATTAGCAACAACACAAGCGATTTGGCGTTCTGGTGGCGGGGATCAAACTCGCACAGCATTAAACGGCACAGCTTCATTACACCTTCCTTTTTACATTGCAAATAGCTCTGCTACTGCAAATATTGTAAATAGTTCAGCAAACTCACAGGCTTTGATTCTTCCAGCCGGTGCGGTTATTACTAACATTACCGTTACTAACACCACTACTGGTGGTAACTCAACAATTAACATTGGTTTCACACCTTTGGTTACTGTTGGTCCTGGACAGCCTACAACTTTAGGTATAAACGTTCCTGCAGCTTTTGTTAACAACGGTAACGTAGCAGCTCGTACAGTGTTTAACATTTCATCTGCTACTGCTGGTTCTTCCATGAGCAACGTTGCTAACGCAACTAACTTGATCGTGTTGACCGCTGCTGTTGGTGCTGCTGGTGCTACTGGTGTTCCATTGACTGGATACATTACTTATTATGCATTTGACCCAATTTACGGCGTACAAAACGTTTAATTAATCTAGGGGGATTCGTCCCCCGCTTATATCTTTAGGAGAGATTAATTATGTCGGGTGCATGGAACTTATTAAACTATTTTACTAATAGTAATACTGGTGGCAATACAAGTACAGGCGTAGCTGGTAATATTGGTTATCAAACGCCAAGTCAGCCTTTATATGGCATTGATGGATCTGCACAATTTATTGCACCTCAACGTCTTCGAGATGTTGTAGGCAAATTAAAAGTTTCACAATCGCAAAATATTTATGATGCCGACTTTGAGTATGGTGTTCAGCCTTTGCGTTGGGAACAGATTGTTCAAAACGTATCAGGTCAAGCGTATATTGTTCAAAACCCCGGATTAGGTGGTGTATCAATGAACATTGGCGGTGGTAATACTCCTGGAGATATTACTATTCGTCAATCACGTCCATATCATCGTTATCAGCCCGGCAAGACAATGTACATGGCGTCGAATGTAAACTTTGGATCTTCTGTTTCTGGTCAAGTACAGCGTGTTGGTATTTTTGATGACTCTAATGGTATTTTTTTCCAACAATCTGGCGCTACATCTACAACTAACCCATATGCAATGAGCGTTGTAGTTCGTTCAGATTCAGGTGGTTTACCAGTAGATACAGTTGTCTCAGCAAATCAGTGGAATGGCAATCAACAAATTATTGCTTCCCTTGATTGGACTAAAGTTCAAATGATTTGGATGGAGTACGCTTGGTACGGAGCTGGTGCATTACGTTGGGGCGTAACTTTAAACGGCGAACCATATGTTTTACATCAGATTGGTACAGCTAACTCTTCATTTACTGGTAGCCCACAAACTAAACCTTGGAGCCGTACTGGTAACTTGCCTGTTCGCTATGAGCAACGGGATACTGGAAGCGCAGCTCCTTCTTTAATGACGCATTATGGCGTTTCAGTATTAATTGAAGGTGGTCGTGATCCGCAACGTGGATTTACGTATTCTTATGGTAATGATGCCATTACTCAACAACGTGCTGTTCCAGCTAGTTCTAAGCGTTATCCAGCTTTGTCATTCCGTATGCGCTCTATGGGTGCAGATATTTTTGATCAAACAAACGCAGCTTGTACTGGTGGATCTCCACAGACTTTAACTATTAGCGTTGCAACACCATCTATTAGTTCTGTAGTTGGTCAGCCAAATAGCGGTCAAGCACTAGTAACCTTTGGTTCTGCCCACGGTTATGCAGTAACAAATCCAGCAGCAGCTAATAACCCAGCACAGTATGTAACATTAAGTGCGTTTACAGCAAATGCCACTTCTGCTTCTGGTGGATTTACTTTTTCCGCTAATGTATTAACAGTTACTACTGTTACATCTGGCGCCTATCAAGTTGGTCAAACATTATCGGGTTCTGGAATTGTTGGAACTCCTACTATTGTTTCTCAGTTAACATCTACTGGATCTGCAGTTGGCTCACAGGCATTTTCAAGTGGTGGCGCAGCAAACTCAAGCGTGGTAGTTTTGGCGGCGGGTACTTCATTTGCAGTTGGTCAGTTGATTGCTGGTACAGGTATTGCTCCAAGTACATTTATTACTGCAGTAAACGGAGCAACCATTACTGTTAATAAAGCATTTACAGCACAAGTAGCTGGAACAGTTACATCTTATGCTCCGGGTGGTGTTGGTACGTATTCTGTAAGCTCTACACAGACTACATTTGCCGCTACATTAACTGCTTCTACAACGTATGCAGCGCAAACTTGGTTAATTCAACAAGTGCCTTCAACAACTACTATGATTTTGCCGATTCAATTGTTAACTGGCGTAACATCTACTACAGCGCCAACAGGAACATATTGGGGCGTAAATCAGTGGGTAGGTAGATCTGTTTATTACAATGCTAGTTTGCCAGCTATTAGTGCTATTGCAGGAGCCACAAGTTCTACAATTGCAGGTTTAACCCAGTATTCAGTGGTCATTACTTTTGCCTCAGCCCATGGTTTAAAGCAAGGTGATGTCATTACTATTTCTGGATCTACTCCAACAACGTATAACGGTATTTGGTCTGTAAATATTCCAGCAACAAGCCCAACTACAACAATCTCTATTTTGATTGGTACAACTACTCCTGGCGCTTATACCTCTGGGGCAACTGCTACTTCTCCATATACAGGTCGCATTACTTCCAATACAACTAACGCAATTACTTTTGGTGATATTGTTACTGGAAACCCATTAGCAAATGCCCCAGCATCTGGCAATAGCTATCAAATTGGGTTAATTGATCGTGGTCAGTTGTTGCCTACAACATTGTTGTTGAATTCTTCTGCCACTTGTTTGGTTGAATTAATTTCTAGTACTCCTACAAATCAATTGTCATTGCAAAATGCTAACTTTGTTGCGTTAAACACATTGGGTTCTTATAACTCATTTGCTGAACAAGACTTAAGCTCTATTCAATGTTCTGGCGGAGAAGTGGTGTATGCATTTTCTACTCCTCCTAATGGTTTGCAACAGTTAGACTTAAGCAACTTTTTCCCTGTACTAACCAATATTAGAGGTAATGTTCCTGATATTTTGACGGTTGCGATAACTTCTTCTGCTGGCGCCAATGTACAGGTTAATGTGGTTTCCCAGGAGGCAATGGCTTAATTATGTTTCAAACTGACGTTAAATCGGCCCACCAAGCAGTAACTGGGTTTTTATTGCCAGCAGCTAGAACTCGTGTAAAACAAATTACATATTCTGGTAACGGTTCACAATCTGGCGCACTTATGCTTTTTGATACAACAGTTGCCCCAACTACAGCTAGTTATGCTAAAACTGCTAACGTTGTAACAGTTAGTTCTACAGCTCACGGACTATCTAATGGCGCTATAGTAGGTATTGGATATTTAAGTGCCACAGGAAATTCAGCAACAGATGGTAATTATGCAATTTCTAATGCTTTAGCAAACACTTTTAATATTACAGATCTTAATTTAGTATCTAACGTAAGTGGTGGTACAGGGTGTTATTTTGTAAGTAACGGTAATCGTTGGGTTACTTCTTTTGATACTTTAACTGGCCAAACTTCTACGCAACAAATTAGTATTCCGGGCGAAGGTGTTTTGGTAGCTAACGGTCTGTATGCTCAAATGACGTATATTGGATTTGTAACTATATTTTATGGCTAAAAAGAAAAGTCCTTCTCTTGCAATCGGTAGAGGTGAGAAGCTTCCTGTTTCTAAAGGTGCTGGTCTTACAGCTAAAGGCAGAGCTTGTGAACTATGTGGAATAAACATTGGTCATATGCGCAGTAATGCTAGATTTTGTAGCAGAGAACATAAGCGCATAACTAGTGATAGCAAAAGAAATTGGTCAGCAGAGTATCAGCGCAACAAAGAATCACGCCAAGAGCAAGCATTAAAATATTACTATGCTGATCATGAGAAATCAAAAATGGATCAATTACTAAGACAAAAAAGTCGATTAGATAAGGTTGCCGCATACGAAGCAGCTCGTAGAGCTTCTAAACTTCAGAGAACTCCTGTGTGGCTTACTGATATTGATAAAGAGCGTATCCAAAATGAGTATCAATTGGCGGCGCTACAGACTAAAATTACTGGCGAACCTTGGCATGTAGATCATATTATCCCATTACAAGGTAAGCTAGTATCAGGACTTCATGTTCCTAGCAATTTAAGAGCTATGCGTGGTATTGATAATATTTCAAAAAATAACAATTTTGAGGTTGCATAATGGCTAGTCCAATACGCAAAACAACCAAAGGAAAAGGTAGAAATTACCTTAGTACAAAAGAAGGTGCTGGCATGACTGCAGCAGGTAGAAAAGCATATAATGCAAAAACAGGAAGCAACCTTAAAGCCCCACAGCCTGAAGGCGGACCAAGAAAAAAATCTTTCTGCGCCAGAATGTCTGGAATGCCCGGACCTATGAAAGATGAAAAAGGGCGCCCTACTCGTAAGGCAGCTTCTTTGGCAAGATGGAAATGTTAAAATGATGGAACTACAAATTAATGATCCCGAAATTGTGACTGCTAGAGAACTAGCTACTCACGCTAATGATATTAAGCATTTACAGGATGACATGGACAAATTGATAAAAGATATGGAAGAAGTTAAAAAATCTTTATCAGAAATTCAAAGATTACTGTCCGAAGCACAGGCTAGTAAAAAAGTTTGGCATACCATTTTTACAGTTGGCGCTGGTTTAATAGGCGGTATTATTGTTTGGGCTTTAGATAGGGTTTGGAAATAAAATGCCTAGTAAATCAAAAAAACAACACAACTTTATGGAAGCTATTGCTCATAGCGCTAAGTTTGCTAAAAAAGTTGGCGTTCCACAGTCTGTTGGCAAAGACTTTGCGGCTGCCGATAAAGGTAAAAAATTTAAACAAGGTGGAGTTATGAAACATGACGATATCAAAGAAGACAAAGTGCTTATCAAAAAAGCTTTTGGTATGCACGACAAACAATTGCATGAAAACAAGAAAACCGATTTATCCAAACTGAAAGAAGGTGGCAAAGTGAAATCAATGACAATGAAAAAAGTAGCAATGAAAGAAACAATGGGACCAAAATCAATGGCTAAAGACGTTGAATCTGGCTCAAACAAATTGCTTAAGCATGGTGAGTCCGCTGTTCAAAAGCGTGGTCATACTAAAGGTATGGAAGAGCGTGACTACAAAGTTGAAAAAATCCAAGGCGGCGCTAAGGGTGGCAAAGGTACTTTCGGCGCAGCTCCAATCAAAATGGCTAAAGGCGGTTCAGC